ATACCGAGGACAGCAGCTAGGATTCATCACCGCTCCGACCGCCTGAAATGTCTCGGCAACGCCGTTGTGCCGCAGCAATTTTATCCGATATTCCGCGCTATACGGCAGGAACTTTTGTGGGAGGTATGAACATGGGTATAAAAACAAAAATAAGCTGGGCGGATGCGACATGGAATCCTGTTACCGGCTGTCTGCACGGGTGCGAATACTGCTATGCGCGGAGGATTGCGGAGCGGTTTGGATCAAAGCAAATGCCAATATTCGTAGATTATCCAGTGCTTGATGAGCCTGTGAGATGCGCAGATACCTACGCATATATGCGTGATGCCGGGATCAGTGCCGGGGTGATACAGCCCTATCCGTTTGATTTCACTCCAACTTTCCACCGCTACAAGCTAGATGAACCGCAACACTGGAAGAAACCTCGCAACATCTTCGTATGCTCGATGGCTGACCTTTTCGGAGAGTGGGTGCCGGATGAATGGATAGACGATGTTATCAAAGCTACGCAGAGGGCATTGCAGCACCGCTATTTGTTCCTCACCAAAAATCCTGAACGGTACGGCGAATGGCTTGAACGATTTGAAACATGCAGTATAGATGGACTGGATGAACTAGAGAATTGCTGGTTCGGCGCAAGCGCATCAAACAATGCAGAACTTGAGAGAGCCAATCGCTCCAAGGCACAGTGGGTTTCGATAGAGCCTATCCGAGAACGAATAGAGACAGACGAAGATCAGTTTATAGAGTTTAACCCATATACAGGAGCCAAACGAAAACGCTGGGTGTGGGTTGTCATTGGCGCGGAAACAGGCAACTCGAAAAACAAGGTTGCCCCAAAAAGAGAATGGATTGATGATATAGTAGATGCCTGCGAAGATTATGGCACGCCTGTGTTTATGAAAGAATCCCTGCGCGGCCTGATGGGCGATGACTTTCGGCAGGAATTTCCGTGGGAGGTGTGAGCATGGATAAAACGATGAATCTGCGCGAAATCATAGCGTCTCTGCGAGATCAGGCCATGGACAAGGAAAGCCTGAACAACGGCGAGAATGGCATTTTCGCGCGCGACATGGAAGCGCTGATGATAGCGGCTGAGGCGCTGGAAAGGCTGGAAGCCGCGATGGAAATCCTTGCGTGGGTTCCGGGCGGGGAAAAAGAGAAATATTCGACGGAAAAACGGATCAGGCTGATGGACGCCTTTGCCATGCTCAGCGCGCGTGAAAAAAAGGTTCTGATCATGCTGGACGGTTTGGACGGAACACCGCAGTCAATGGATACAGTCGGCAGAGAGTTTGGAGTGACGCGCGAACGCATCCGCCAGTTGGCAGATAGAGCACACGCAAAGCTTGCGCACGCAATAAGCGACAGATCCGTTGCCGACCTTTTGCGGGAGTGCGCCAGAGAGATCATGGAGGGCGAAAAGCATGCGTATCATTGACAGCTTTACAATCGGCGGAACCAAGGCAGGGCCGAGCATGCCCGGAATGAAATTGCAAGGTATGCTGGGGAGCCGCATCGCAATCAATATGGAGTCCCGGACTTTGTATGTCCCGACGAAGCATGGGATGGTACAGGCGCGCAGAGGCGACCGAATTGTGCTATGCGAAGATGACAGCCTGGAGGTGGAGAAACCATGAGCGGCGACCTGATTTCCAGCGCGAAGCTGCGCCGGAGCCTGATGATTTGGGCGGATAAGCTACGCACAGCCGGAGAGTGTGGCGGATGCGAAGTGGAGCTGCTGCAAGCGGTGGTGAAGATGGTGGACGCGCAGGCGGCGGTGGACACTGAACCTGTGCGGCATGGGAAATGGGAAGACAATGCGTACATTTGGAAATGTGGATCCTGCCACAAGTGGCTCCTGGTTGAAGATGGAGATGCCGATATGAATTATTGCCCCAACTGCGGCGCAAAAATGGATGGGAGGACAGATGATGGACAAATTGCGTAAATGCACGTTTTGTGACAAGGACATATTCATTCAGGTTGAACAATATCTCGCGCCCGCATCGGCGCCCCTGACCCATGAGCAGGCGCTGCACGACGAACTTGTCAACATAACCGGAAAAGCCTACAAACTGCTGCCGAAACGATACTGCCCTGTGTGCGGCGCGAAGATGAATGGAGGAACAGACGATGACCATAGACACGACCATTAATAAATACAACCTCACAAATCAGGACATCATTACCGATCTGCGTCGCTGCGCAGAAGACAGGTCTGTTTGCGATGAATGTGTATTTTGCTCTGACAACGTTAAAAAATGGCGCTGGCTAATGGGGATTGCCGCCGACCGTCTGAAAAAACTGATGGCCGAGTGCGACAACTACAAACGCCGTGCAGAAGCCGCGGAATCGGATATTAACGATATGCTCATTGAGGAGGGAGGAAACTTAGACCTCTGCCATTGGTGTGCGGCAAATTGCCCTGATAATGATTATAGCCAGTGCGAGCAAAAGATGCGTTGGCGCGGCCCATGCGAAGAAAACTGCGATGGAGGCAATTATGAGATACCAGAGCAAGCGAGAACAAGAGAATAAAATCATACAGGCAGAAATCGACCGGTGTCGCCGCAAGTATGAGAATGCCCAGGTATACTATGCCTATGGTTCCCGCAGCGCAGAGCGCACAATGGAGAAATACGCCACGCTGGAAAAGGCGTTAGAATCCTATTTTGCTGCCCGCGATATTCAAAGCGAACTTCGAGACAAGCTGCTTGAAATCGGAGAGGCCATGAAACGGGCAGAAAAGCAGATGGAGCTTTACGGTGAAAAAAGTCTATCTGTCCGCCAAATCATCGCGGAGGTAAAAAGGATTATCAACGGAGGAAGCCCCAAATGAGCAAACCGCAGCAAGAGAGATACATCCTTACTCTCTCCCCAGATCAAGAGTATATCACCGAACAGGCGCTTGAACTGCTTGCGCGGCTCCACATAGGCCAATTTGAACGTATCGCGGAATTGCTCTGCGACCCGCGCGACACGGACTACTGCAAACGCCGCGACCTCGCCCATGACCTGCTCCGCCTTGCGGCGATCGTTATTTTCGGCAGAAGTGCGTGCAACTATCCCGATATAAAGGCAAAGAGCGAGGAACATGAACGGGCTTGGACGATTTACAGCGTGCTGCGCCACGCTCGCTCTTGGCACGAAAATCCAAAGGGCGGTATCACTGTGAACTATGATGAGCCTCTCAACCTTGCTGGTGGCCCGATGCCGAAGTGCAGGATTGAGAGCATGGAGGGAAAGTCATGAAAAGCATGTCGGAAATTAAATCCACCCCGCGCATCGTGGTTTTGCGCGAAGCAAAAGAAGAAGGCTGGGCGGAGGTCGAACTGCAGTCCAGCAAGGACGCGCATCCCGCTACGGTAGTTTTTTCATGGGGTGGCGGATGGGATCACGTCGCCGTTTCTTTCCACAGCCGCAAACCGACTTGGGATGAGATGTGCGAAGTAAAGCGTATGTTCTTCCGGCCGGAAGAAACTGCGTGGGAATACCACCCGATGGAATCGAAATACATAAACAATCATCCATACGCCTTGCACATCTGGCGGCTCCAAGGCATCAATCTTCCCATTCCACCCGCGTGGAGGATGGAGAATGAGAGTGGCAAGAGTCGCAAAGATTCGACAAAGGGCGAGCATGAGGCGTTTCGAGAAATTGAGCGCTCGGCAGATGGGGCAGAGCTATGAAAGGCGGCATCCCGTATCGAAACCCGGAAGGATATCCAGATCCGACTGCGCACACTGCGCTAAACAAAGCCCAAAGCGAAATGGACGAACGCGACCTTCGAGCCCAACAGTTCATTCGCGCCGTCAAGACTTTGGTAGACCAGTGCGGCTATGACCTGCTCGCGCGCATCGAGATAAGAGACAGAAAAACAGGGAGGAATTACCGTTGAGCAACCCTAAAAGATCAAGCTGCGACGGTTGCGCGCATTACTTGGGAGGCGGAATGTGCGCGATCAACGTCGAGAGAGAATGCCGCGAAGGTGGCGGCTTTGAACTCTATGGGTGGAAGGAAAAACCGCATCAGTCTGAGGTAGAACGCTTGCGGCAACTCCTTTCTATCGAGCGACATCTACACCAAGAAACACGCCGCAAACTTGAAAAAGCAGACCATGACAGAAAACGGTACGCAAGGAGAATTAACTTCTTGAATACGAGATATGAAGATCTATGCCGCGCGTATCGAGCGAAGATTAGCAATCTGCGCGCACTTATACCAACGGTTTATAGAGGCAGCAAGGAGAGTGATAACGTTGAACACGAAAGATCTTTTCAATGAGTGGAAAAAGCGACTTCGCCTACAGGATTGGATCATACACCTCGAGGATGATGTTTCTCCCGCCGACATGTCTGATCCTGACAACGTCGGGGAAACAAACTGGTGCGAGTCAACGAAACTCGCCACAATCAAGCTGATGTCTGAAAGCGGAGTTTCCAAGTATTCTATTACACCAATCGACAAAGAAAAAGTGCTTGTCCATGAACTCATGCACTTAAAATTATCGCTCTTGGATGATTCGGGAAATAGACTCCAAGATCGCGTTGTACATCAACTCGTTGATGACCTTGCACTCGCGTTGGTAGACGCAAAGAGAAAGGGAGCGCCTAAGACCTTGTGATAACTTCCGAATCATTGCCGTTTAATGACCTTGACGGTGGGTATTAGGTGCGATATAATTTTTACAGTGATTGCGCGCGCGGGAAGTTCAGTGTATATACATTGGCCCACAGTAATCCAGAAAGTGCACAGATGGATAACGTTGCCGCAAACACCTATTGCCGTTTTCGTTTTCAGTGCTGGTCGCCGGGAACGGAGACGGCTTGTTCTATAATCTCTGCCTACGTGGCAGTTTTATATGCGCTTTCTAAGCGTGCCGGTCTGCCTGTTGTCCTAATCAAGCAAATAACCAGAGAGGAGGACGAGGGACTCTGTGCTGACTCCTTGCACAGAGCATAAAAGCAAGCTCAACGCCAAGAGCCTGCTGACTCAAAAAAAGGAGGAGTAAACTTGATTTCTAGGATTTTAAGTAAGTTCAAGTCAAAACCTACGTTGTATTATGCCATGTCCATCGCCGCGTCTTGGGCGGGCGCTGGATCGCTGATGAACTCAACAACTCTTGCAAATACACTCGGCGTAATACCTGCTCTTATCTGGGCGTTGTTTAATACGCTGGCGTGTATTGTTTTCGGAGTGTTGATATGGTATCTACCAACAGTACGGAGAATAATGCGCACGAAGGCGTGCAGGATGTTGCTTGCTATATTCAGCATTTTCCAGATATGGCTTTGCATGACTGCGGTCAACGATGCGTGGAGCGGTATTGTCGGCAACTTCTTTGCGATGTTTGCGACGTATGTGGTTTCGATCGCGTTCATCATCGCATTGTACAAGCGAGGAATCATTGCTAATATACTCACTGATAACGGCGGGATGTACGTCATATATCTTCTTGTGGCGGTGTTGTCAGGGGTTTCCCTCATTGCCAGCAAGGGAGATTTCAATAGTCTCTCGTTGGGGATTGAAAGAGACAATATCCTTGAAGGCATCCGCAAAGGCCTCCTGCTACTGCCGGGACCGCTCACATATCCATACTTTTTCAAGCTTTTGGATTACAACGAAAACAACAAAGAAAATGTCCAAAGGTGCAATATAACAAAAGCATTCATCTTCGGAGGTATAGGATTTGGCGTATATATGGCATTTGCCTTTTCGCTGATTTTCACCAACATATCTCCCGTTTTAGAAGTTTGCAAGGCGCTGCTTTTATCTGCACTCGCGATTTCAACGCTTTCGTCGTTTATCTACTCTGAATATGCAGTATTCGGCCTCAAAGGCGGATTAGGCATCAATCTGTTTGCGGTCGTTTTCTGGATACTGGTGGCGCCTCTTGGCGTAATGGGTGTATGGACGTTGCTTGCGGAAAGCCGCGTGTACCTGATTGTCGCCATGCTCATAGCAGCCATCATCCTTCGTCTGCGAGAGCGAAAGAAGGTGATAGCATGACGATTACCACCATTGCTATTGCCGACTTAAGACGCCCGTCGCGCAATGTTCGCCATCACCCGCGAAAGCAAATCGAAGAGCTCAAGCGCTCGGTAGTGATGTTTGGACAGACGCGCGCATTGATATGCGACGAAAACCATACTGTCCTTGCGGGGAATGGTTTGCTGACAGCATTGGAGGAACTCGGCTATACTGAAGCTGAGTGCTATATCATAGCAGGGCTAAGTGAAGCCGGCAAGAAAAAACTCATGCTGGCGGACAATCGCGTATACGACCTTGGACTGACGGACATGAATGCTTTCGATGTCATACTCCGTGAGCTTGATGGGGATATAGACATCCCTGGATGGGATGAGGCGCTGCTTAAAACGCTCACAGCAACGACAGCCGAAGCTGACAAACTCATTGGAGGATACGGCGCGTATGAGCCCGAAGAAGTTCAATCTCTCAACGCTAAAAGCAGGGAGGATAAATCCCCAACTGATGTCGTAGGAGAGCCATATAAGCCTGTTGCAACGCCGCATATATCATCCTACGAGCCGCCAAAGGACATAAGAGCAAATACGCCAGATCATCAGCCGCAACGGTATATCGTTTGCCCTAAGTGTGGTGAAAAGATATGCCTATAAGGAAAATCGAAGGTAGCATGGATGTCCTTACAGCCGCGAAGCTGCGCATAAGCAATGCGTTCTCCAATGGGTGCAAGGTGTATCTTTCTTTTTCGAGCGGCAAGGATAGTCTGTGCATGTCATCGCTCGTATACGATATGATTCTTTCTGGGGAAATCGATCCGAAGCTGCTTACGGTGGTCTTTATCGACGAGGAAGGATTATATCCATCGATGGTAGATGCGGCGGAGCGATGGCGGAAAAAGTTTATGTCAGTGGGCGTATCCTTCCAGTGGTATTGTCTGCCATTTAAGCAGGTGTCTGTTATTGATCATTTATCATCTTCTGAAAGCTGGATAACGTGGGAACCTGGAAAAGAGGCTGTATGGATGCGTCAGCCCCCTCCTTATGCCATAATGGAAAGCCCGCATATTCAGCGTCCTGGGCAGATGAATTATCAAACCTTCTGCCGGATAGCGTTCTCGGATGGGCTGCAGATGGTTGGATTGCGGACGGCAGAATCGCTCACGCGGCTCAACGCTGTTGCCCATTTGAACTATGATAAGATCGGCGCTTGCTTTTACCCTATCTACGACTGGAAAGATAGAGATGTCTGGCTATACATCAAGGAACGCAATTTAGAGTTTCCAGAAATCTACATGAGGCTATATGAGGCGGGCGTGAAAAAGAACGCGCTACGCCTTTGCGCTTTCTTTGGAGACTGCGGAACTCAGGGATTGCGGTGGATAGCCGAGACGGACCATGACCTCTGGGAGCGAATTGAGCGCCGGGAGCCGAACGCCTACCTCGTGCTGCTCTATTGGGATAGCGAGATGTTCAGACGCTCGTCCAATAAACGCCGAAAGCTAGAAGCCGAGCAAGAGGAAAAGGATTACCGCGCACTATGCGAAGATTTGTTGTTCATCAACACTGATCGCTATACGATCGCCAAAGATACTCGTACACGGCTCAATAATTGGCGCGGCCTCTATAAAAAGACGTATGGCATCGCCAAACAGCATCACTACAAGAAAATGTATGAGGCGATACTATACGGAGATCCAAAGAGCCGCGTTCTCCGCATTCTCTGGACAATGATTTTTGGAGACTACCAGAGCGAACTATCAGGGGGTAAGAAGGATGCATGATGTTGATTTGTTCGCTCCGCTCTCATCGCTTCAATGGGTAGACAGAGAGAGGCTTCGCGCGAACGATTATAACCCAAACAAAGTAACAGAAGATAACCTAAAGCTTCTGACACAATCTATCCTGACCAATGGCTGGACGCTCCCAATTGTCGTGAGGCCGGACTACACTATCATTGATGGATTTCACAGGTGGACCGTCGCGGGCAGAGAGCCGCTCAAAACAGCGCTCAAAGGGAAGGTTCCAGTGGTCATTGTTGACCACCACGGAGACGACAGCGCGGATGTTTATGGCACGATCACGCATAACAGAGCGCGCGGCACACACTTGTTGGAACCGATGAAGGCAATCGTGAAGCGTCTGCTTGACGACGGGAAGAATATCAAAGAGATAAGCAAGGAGTTAGGCATGAAGCCGGAAGAAATATTCAGACTATCCGGCTTTACACGCGATGAGTTCTTGGACCTCATGACCGAAGGCGTAACGTGTTATAGCAAAGCTGTTGTCTATCGGCATGTGTGATGGTGAACGGCTGGACGTCGTCGTAATGGCGGTTTCCAGCCGTTTTGTACTGAATAAGCGGGTAATATAGCCAGCGCGTCAAAGGACGCAGAAGAGGCGTTGCAACCCCGCAGAACGGATAATCGGGGTGGTGATGTGGCGCATGTAGATTGGGATACGATCAAGACAGAGTATTTGCGGGGCGGTGCATCATATCGCAAGCTGGCGGCAAAGTACGGCGTGTCGTTCAGCACGCTCGAAAAACGTGCAAGGTCAGAGAAGTGGTCCGCCCAGCGTCGAGAGGTCAGCGAAAAGGCAGCGACAAAGGCACGACAAAAAATCATTGCACAACGGGCGAGAGAAATTGAACTGCTTGACGAGTCGCGTTCGCTGCTCATTCAAAAGCTGAACAAATCTATCGCAAAGTTTCCTGACATCCCTGGAAACCGTATGAAACAATCAGTCGCCGAGTTGGTGAGCGACTCTGAACTAAAGAAACCGGGGAAGCACAAAATCGTTCAGTTTGAGTCCGATCTCCTAAAGATGGTAACCGCCTTGGAAAAACTGATGGAGATGAGTGGTTACTTTGTCGGCGGTGGAGAGGAAAACGATGACGGGTTTATAGACGCGCTTAACTCGACTGCACTAGAGGTGAATGAGTTTGAAGCCGATATACCAGAGGACATGGAACAGTGATTTCAAGTTTAAGCCGTTTTCGTGCAGGCAGAAAGTAGTGCTGGCATGGTGGTGCACTGGCAGCACATACGCGGACTTTGATGGCATCATCGCAGACGGGTCAATACGATCCGGCAAGTCGATGACCATGTCCTTGTCGTTTGCGATATGGGCAACAGAACGATTCAACGGCCAAAATTTCGGTATTTGCGGGAAAACAGTCGGTGCCCTTCGCCGCAATGTAATAAATGACTTGAAGCGCATGCTTGTTGCTCGTGGATATAGTGTGGACGATAAACGCTCATCGAGTATGCTAGTAATATCACGCGCGGGACACAGCAACCGCTTTTATCTGTTCGGCGGAACGAATGAAGCGTCGCAGGATTTGATTCAAGGCATAACACTAGCGGGCGTTTTTCTCGACGAAGCGGCTCTTATGCCTGAAAGCTTCGTCAATCAGGCAACTGGACGTTGCTCGGTGGAAGGGGCGAAGCTATGGTTTAGCTGCAACCCTGCTGGTGGGCGGTTGCACTGGTTTAAGCAGAAATGGATAAATCAGTGCAAAGAAAAGAGACTGCTATATCTCCATTTTACGATGGATGACAATCTGTCTTTGTCAGAAAGTGTCAAGAAACGCTACCGCAACATGTACACAGGAGTTTTCTATCGTCGCTATATCGAGGGCCGATGGGTTGCGGCAGAGGGCCTGATTTATGATATGTGGGATGAAAGCGAAAACACCTACATGGAGGAAGAGGCACCGCAGGACTATATCTCTAAAGGCATACGCTACATCGCCATAGACTACGGCACGTCAAATCCCATGGTGTTTCTGGATATAGTCGATGATGGCGATGTATTTCGGATAAAGAACGAATACTACTATGATAGCCGCAAGACAACCAGACAAAAAACGGACGCAGAATATGCAGATGATTTTGAGGATTTTGTTAGCCGAGATCAAACAGTTACCGTTATTATCGATCCATCAGCATCATCGTTTAAAGTCGAACTACTGAACCGTGGGTACCGTGTTCGCGATGCAAACAACGATGTGATTGATGGTATTCGCATTACTTCAACTCTCATCAAAAAGCGAAAGATAAAAGCATTGCGAGGTAGATGCCCAAACCTTGAGCGAGAAATGAACAGCTATGTTTGGGACGAAAAGGCGGTCATGCTCGGGGAGGAAAAGCCCGTCAAGGAGTTTGATCACGCATGTGATGCGCTGCGCTATTGTGTTCGGACGGTTGTTACCAGATGGAGGCTCGCACTATAAGGATTGGAGTGGAAAGCGTGTGGGGAAAACTAACGGCTATTCTGGAGAGGGTGAAGCAGAAATTGTTTGGCAGGAGCATTTTCGCAAATGCAGCCTTGGGCGACACTTACATAACGGACGATATGGCTACGGCCATAAGCCGATGGGCGATGCTGTATTCAAACAAGGCCCCATGGTTGGCAAAAAACTCACATGGCATGGGTCTGCCAGCTGCAATCGCGCGCGAAGTGGCCACGCTCGTTACTCTGGAAATGAATGTTGAGGTCACTGACCCAAACCATTCAAGCGACCAAATGAATGGGCGTGCGATATTCATCAAAGATGCATTCGACGGCATTCTTCCGCAGATGCAAGTCCAAGTAGAGTATGCCTGCGCCTTGGGCGGCATGGTTTTCAAACCATACGTCGCAAACGGCAAGGTAGCCATTGACTATGTGCACGCAGACGACTTCTATCCTGTATCTTTTAACAGCCGCGGTGAGATTCGCGGCGCGATTTTTCTTGAGCACAAAAAGTGCGGCAAAGAATATTTCACGCGCATTGAACGACACGACATGACAGAGGAAGGATATATCGTCACAAACAGAGTGTATAAGAGTCATTCCGACTCTGACATCGGTACAGAGGTAGCGCTTTCGGACGTCGAAGATTGGGCGGATCTGCAACCTGAAACCATCATCAGCCAAATCGACTATCCGCTATTTGCCTATTTTCGCATCCCACAAGGAAATGTTATTGATAAACGTTCTCTGCTGGGCGTCAGCGTCTTTGGGCGCGCGGATAGCGCCGGATTGATCGAAGAAGCCGATTTACAGTGGCAGCGCCTTATGTGGGAATACGAGGCCGGGGAGATGGCGATTGATGCATCCGAGGATATCTTTAAGCACATAAAGACGCCAAACGGCGAACTTGTGCCCGTCCTACCGATAGGGAAAGAACGTTTGTTCCGTATGAACAATATCACCATCGGAGGAAACAACAATGCCGATCTGATAAAACCGTATTCGCCCACTCTGCGAGATGATAGTTATGCCTCTGGCCTCAACAACATTCTTATGCGCATAGAGGACACCTGCGGTCTGGCGCGTGGCACGCTGTCCGACGTAAATGACCAGGTGCGTACCGCAACCGAACTGCGGATATCGCGACAGCGCTCATACGCAACCATCACCGCAATTCAGCGCAGCTTGGAAACTGCTCTGGACAATCTTGCCAAGGCGATAAGCGCTTTTGCCACACTATATAAGCTGGCTCCCGACGGCGACTATGATATAACATACATCTGGGATGATAGTATTGTTGTCGATGCCGCTGTGGAGCGCGAGAAGGACCGTGTTGACGTTCGCGACGGTTTGATGCTGCCGTGGGAGTATCGCGTCAAATGGTACGGCGAGAGCGAGCAGCAGGCTAAGGCTACATTGGCTGAAAGTACCGACTTGTCGGACGATGAAATCATGGGATTCCGCGAACGCCTTGCCTCAATTTCAGAAGAGGGTGAGTGATGAGCGATGCTCGAACCTTCATATCTTGCCGGTTGCGCCGATGAACTGGGAAAACTTTTTGCGCAGCTTGAAGCCGATATAACATCGGACATCGCCAAGCGCATCGTCCGCATGGGACGTTACACAGAGGCATCGGCTTGGCAGGCTCAAAAGTTGCGGGAATCTATGGCCGCATACGACATGTGCAGCCGACTGGTTCAGCAGTACAAGCGCAAGGCGACAAAAGAGATTGAAGAAGCATTTGTGCAAGGAAGTAATGAGGCGTTGCGGCTCGACGACAAGATTTACAAGGCTGCCGGTATGCACGCTTCGTCTATCGCTTCGTCCGAAGCGCTGATGGACGTTATTATTGCCGGGGTCCAAAAAACCAATGGCGTCATGGAAAACCTTACGATGACGACGGCGGTGGATGCTTCGCACGCTATTCAGGATGCGTTGGACCGGGCATATATGCAAGTATCGTCCGGCGCTTATTCCTTCGATCAAGCTGCGCGCCATACGATCGTTGAATTGGGCAATGCCGGCTATCGTGCTTACAGCTATCGCAGCGGTACGCACACAAGTCTGGAAGCAGCATCGCGTAGAGCGCTGATTACTGGATTGAACCAGACTACGGCGCAACTCCAACTTGCACGCGCGCAGGAATTGAATAGTAACCTCGTCGAGGTCACGGCTCATGCCGGTGCACGACCATCCCATGCTGTTTGGCAGGGGGAAATCTATTCTCTCACGGGCTCTACATCAAAATACCGAAACTTCTACACAGCAACCGGCTACGGAACTGGTGCGGGTTTATGTGGCTGGAATTGCTACCACAGCTTTTACCCATACATTGAGGGTATCAGCACTCCCAGTTTTTCCAAGAACCCTGCCGCCGAACTCGGAAGAAAAAACAACGAGTTATACGAGCAAACACAGGGGCAGCGATATTTAGAGAGGCAGGTGCGGCAAGCACGTAGGAAATGCCAAACGATCGACGCAGCGGCATCTGAAGCCGAAGGCGATCTCAAAATAGCCCTTGATGATGAGTTTGCAAAAGCTGCGGTAAGTTTGAAAAGGAAGGAGGCTAAGTTGCGCGCGTATTGTGAGCGGCTCGGTCTACCGTATGATGAGACGCGGGTCGTCACATACGGCTTTGGTCGCAGCGTATCAGCAAAAGCGGTTTGGGCAAACCGCAAGGCATCGGAAAACTAGCACGGCATCGCCCGCGCTTGTCTTTGGCACGGCAGACGTAAAAGAACCGCGCCGACAAGAGGTAGATACCTCGTATAAAAAAACGTAGTCGAGGAGGACTAACATGAAAAGGGATTTTTTAAAGGACCTGGGCATTGAAGGCGATGCGATCAAGCAGATAATGGACGAAAACGGCAAAGACGTCGAGGAAGCTAAGAAAGGTATTGAGGATCTGAAGCAGCAGATTGCCTCCAAGGACACGGAGATTTCCGGCCTTAAAGAGCAAATTGCTCAAAGAGACACCGATATTGAGGCATTGCGAACTGCATCTGCTGATAACGAATCGCTCAAAACGCAGCTCTCCGAGTTGCAGACGAAGTATTCCACCGACACTGCCGACCTCCAGCAAAAACTAAAGGATCAGCAAACGGAGTTTGAAACATCCAAAGCGACCGAGGCGTTCTTCGATGGCGTTGAGTTTAGTTCGCAACTCGCGCGGGAAGCGGCTATTTCTCAATTCCGTTCCAAAGCATTTAAGCTAGAAAATGGTACTTTCCAGGGAGGCAAAGAATGGCTGGAAGAACTTCGAAAGAACAGCCCCGACGCATTCAAACCGGCCGAGCCGGACCCTGCCGACCCCAGTCTGCGCCAGCCGATCTTCACCAAGAATATCAACAACCCTGCACCTGCGCCGTCAAGCGGCGGAAATCCTTTTGTCGGCGGTTGGAATTTTCAGCAGGTGCGCAACTTCGATAAAAGTAAGGAGTGAAAACTATGGCAGCTCTCAACTATGCCGTGCAGTATGCACAGGCGCTTGAACAGGCGTACCCCTATGTCCTGTATTTCGGCGCTCTGTATGCGACCCCGAACAATGGCCGCTTTCGCTGGGTAAACGGCAAGACTATTGAAATCCCCAGCATCTCCACCACTGGCCGTGTCGATGGCAACCGCGACAGCATCGGCACCGCAGCCCGTAACTATGACAACGCTTGGGAGCAGAAGGTTCTCAGCAATCATCGCAAGTGGAGTACGCTCGTGCATCCGCAGGACATCAACCAGACGAATGGCGTCGCTTCCATCCAGAACATCACGACCGTTTACAACAACGAGCAGAAGTTCCCGGAGATGGACGCCTATACGATCTCCAAGATTTACACGGACTGGACTGCGCAGAGCATGGCAGCCACCAAGCTGGCGCTGACCACCGCCAACGTTCTGACGCAGTTCGATGCCGATATGCAGGCGATGACCGAAAAGCGCGTGCCTTCCACCGGCCGAATCCTCTATGTCACCCCTGCGGTGCGGACGCTTATCAAGAACGCCCAGCAGATTCAGCGCACGTTCGACGTGCAGAACGCCAATGCGAACGTCAACCGCATTGTGTCCTCGCTGGATCAGGTTCAGATCGAGGAAGTCCCGCCCGAACTCATGAAAACTGCGTACAATTTCACGACTGGCTGGGCTGCTGGCGCTTCGGCAAAGCAGATTTACATGATGCTCATTCATCCGACCGCCATTATTACCCCGGTGAGCTATGAATTTGCGCAGCTTGACCCGCCGTCCGCTGTGACTGAGGGAAAGTATTACTACTTCGAAGAGTCCTTCGAGGATGTTTTCATCCTCAACAAGAAGAAGGACGCTATCCGCTTTACCATCGAGCCTGATGGCGATTAGTAAAGCCTAGCCACTCGAATGAAAGGAGAACAGATTATGGCACTGATGAAGCGCGCAAACCGCGAAATCATCGTGCCTGAGCATCTGGTCGGGGAGTACCTTGACAAAGGGTACTCCCTGATTGATGACAAAGGCACTATTTTGAAGGACAGCAATCCTCAGAACGTTGAGGACTTTCGCTCCTTGGTGGCGCATCTAAAGGATAGGATTGATGCTCTTGAATCCCACGAAGAATCGCTCACGAAAGAGAATGTGGAACTCAAGAGCGAACTCGATGCCCTTCGAGCGTCCGCACCTGCGGAAACCAAGAAATCACCCGGCAAAACGAAGGAAGCGTGAAAGCAGGTGGGCTGATGGCATACATCGATGCGACGTATTATAGGGATAGCTTTCATTGCACGACGATGCCGGAGCAGTTTGACAGACTTGCGGATATCGCCTCGGATATAATTGACAGCATCGTGAGCAAGCCAGTGCAATCGTTGGACAAAACTTCCGATGCTTACCAGCTTGTTCAGAAGGCGTGTGCGTACATCGTCGAAACGCTGGACGCGAACGGCGGCGTGGACGCTACAACCGGCCTGTCTGATGCAGGCGTATCGAGCGTGTCTCTTGGCGATTACAGCGAAAACCGAAACGCCGCATCAGAGGCAAGCCAAGCAGGAGCCGTATGGTTTGGCGACATCCGTTTGCCCAATCTGGCGCTTGCGCTGCTGAGACGCGCTGGATTGACCTCACGCTGGGCTTATGCTGGGACGGTGATCGACGATGGGTATCGCTAAGCGGCTGCTCAAGGACGCTGCAACTATATTCGCACCGCTTGGCGAGAACGAAGATGGCGTCATGCAGTACGAAACGTATGTGTTCGAGAACGTGTTCTGTCGCGCGGGCGCTGGCATGACAATTAATGGCGGTCAGAATCCGGCTGATACGCTCGATCTGTATGTATTCGATACTTCATCTGCTGTGACTGTCAACGGCGACGAGAGGGACGTTGCAACGGCTTGTGAGGGCATCTTCGACATCATCCGTAACACGCCAACGGACATTGACACCGCAGAAAAAATCTACGTCCTGCCGTATGCCAGTAAAGATAGCGCGCCACCGCCGATGAGCAGACGTGTCAGCAGTGTTGTCAGACGCGCTGCGGGAGCGAAGCGGCTTTGGCATTGGGAGGTGCATGGAAAATGATTCGCGCCAACGCAAGGCTTATTCTGTACACCAGCCGAATCACATCGCGCTTCAACCCCCGATATAGTCAGGCTCAAAAGTGGCTCGACAATGAGGTGCTGAAAGATTCAGACCAGTACGTACCTATGCGCACTGGCAACCTCGTGCGCTCTGGGCAGCGAGGTACAAAATTAGGCAGCGGAATGGTGACCTACAATGCTCCGTATGCCGCACGTTGTTACTACGGACGATTCAACTTCTCAAAACTGAAGCATCCCAAAGCCACTCGCTTATGGTTTGAGAAGGCGAAAGCGACATGCAAAGACAAGTGGACAAACGGAGTTCAGAAAATCATGGAGGGGTGATGTGATGCCGGCCGATACTGTCGCCGTAGCAAAGGCTGTGCTTCAGCACCTAAACAAATGGGACGATAAACCCTGCAGGTTCGCTCTTGAGGAACTGCCCAAGCGAGCTCCGGCGCTGATGCTGCAATCGCAGTCCAGTTCCGGCGTTCTCCGCAGTTATGTGAATGGTTCGTTCATCGGCGTGTACTCATTTGCGATCTACTATCGCGCAGACATGACCGATACCGCGACGCGACTTTCGGCGTATGAGACTTTGGAACGTCTTGCCGATTGGCTGAAAACTGGCGACCTTCCCGAACTTGGCGGCAACAGGCAAGCCTTGAAAATCGAACTGACTGCAACCCCGTCACTTGCGCAGATAGACGATGACATTGAGGACTATCAAGCCATCTTCTCGCTGCAATACAAACAACTTTACTAGGAGGGATTTGAAATGCCTGAGAGCTCCGTGCTCGTAAACAGAAGCGATCTGCTCTCATACATGGATGTTGGCACATCTGGCAGCGAAAGCTGGTCGCTCATCGGCGAAGGTTTTACGACCTTTACCGAATCCAAGAACGCGCAGGAATATGAGCGTCACTACGTCCATGAGCGATCTTCCCGCACTGACGTCGTTGGATATGCGCCGTCCATTGAGTACGCCACGGACTACTACACACAAAACCCTGTAATCGCAAAGGTGGCCAAGGTCACCGATGAAGAACTGGTTGGCTCGGATGCGCAGGTGGACATTTGCCATGTTCACACGTGGGATGTGCAGACGCCTGCAGAACAGAGCACCCCTGCCGTCTGTACCGCATATAAGCGGCGATACGCCATCATTCCTGATGCCAAGGGAGATGGCACCGACGCGCTGATTTACTCTGGAAGTTTCAGGGCTGTCGGAGATGTAGTCAAAGGAACGTTCAACGGTACGACCTTTACGCCTGACACAGGCAGTGCAGGCTAAGGTACAATACGATTTGTAGGGGCAGAAATGCCCCTACATCAAAATAGCTTAGGAGGGATGAGCCTGTGAGCCAAGCCGAAAAGAACGAAGTGGCTGTATCCGAAAGCAGAAATACCGTGTGGGAATACAACGGTTCAAGTTTTGAACTTGATTTATCCGATCTGGATTTTGCCGAAAACTATGAAGTCGCCCTCGCAAATCTCCAAGAAAGAGAGAAAAACCGCAGCAAAGATGGGAGACTAAGCGACCGCATCCGCGAATACGACACAATGATTCGCGGCCTTTTCGACGATCTCTTTGGCGAAGGCGCTGGTGACGCCGTGCTTGGCGAGACGCGAAATACCGCAAATTGCGATGCGGCGTTTGACAGTCTCCTGGAGTTTGTTGTCGCGCAGCAAGAAGAAAATAGCCGCGCAACGAACGCAATGGTGAGCAAATACGAAAAGTATCTACCTAATCGCGCACAGAGGAGGTCAGTAGCCTCTAATGCAAAGAAATATAAACCTGCTGATAGATGACCTTCCTGATGGTGTGCAAGTCGATGGCGAAAGATACTGCATAGCAACCGATCACCGTACAGGCCTTTTGTTCGAGCAAATGCTCGTTGACCCTGACCTCGCTGATGATGAAAAGGTACAGTGCGCGCTGGAACTATATTATGGGGATAGCGTTCCTCGCAATATCGAAGATGCACTAGAAGCCTTGCTTTGGTTCTACCGCTGCGGCGCCCCGAAACCACCGCAGCCGCGAAGGTCATCCAGAAACCAAGGAGGTAGCGGGCGCCCGGAAAGGATCTTGGATTACGCATACGATGCACCATATATCTATGCTGCATTCCTTGCGCAATACGGCGTGGACTTAAACGCGCAAAATAACCTGCACTGGTGGAAGTTTTCAGCCATGCTTGATGGCCTGAAGGAAGATCAGGTAATCTGCAAAATCATGTCGTACCGTGCGCTAAATCTGCGCGACATAAAGGACAAAGATGAGCGCGCACGTTATAGACGCCTGAAGGCAAGGTACGCTTTGCCAAATACGGCTGCTATTGCCAAGAAAAAGGCCATCGCCGAAACACTATTTATGCAGCATGAGGAGGGCGCGAATGAAGATTCTTGAAAAGAATATCCCGACTTTTGAGCGCGCCTGGGTACGTTGTCCTGTTTGTGGAAGCAAGTTCTGCATCATGGATGACCGAGCAAATTGCAATGGTGTATTCGTAAAATGCACCCGAGGTTGCGGCAGCACCTTTGAAATTAAGATTGCCGACGGTAAGCAAATCAAATAGCACTCTGAGCCATTGAGCCGTGCAATACAGTCCGAAAGGAGATGTGTGCATGGCAGCAGATGGCTCTATAAACATCGATACCCAGATAGATGAGTCGGGCCTAAAAAGTGGCTTGGCAAAAATGCAAAGTACGGTCAGCAAGGGGGCCGGGGCGGTCGGCTCCCTTGTGGCCAAGGGCCTTGCGGCAGCAACGGCGGCAGCGGCCGCTTTTGCGGCTGCTGCAACCAAAGCTGGGATAGAATTTGAATCTGCTTTTGCAGGCGTAGAAAAAACGGTTGACGCCACCGACCAACAGCTTGCGCAGCTTAGATCGGGCATACTGGATATGTCCAAGGATATTCCGATTGCCGCAACTGAAATCGCCGGAATCGCTGAGGCTGCTGGCCAGTTAGGTATCGAAACGGACAATATCCTTGGATTCACCGAGGTCATGGCAAACCTCGGCGTAGCAACAAATCTGACGGCGGAAGAAGCGGCTACGGCGCTTGCGCGGCTTGCGAACATCACGCAAATGCCGCAGACGGAGTTCGACAAACTCGGTTCGACGATCGTTGCGCTGGGTAATAACTTCGCCACCACAGAATCGGAAATCGTAGACATGAGCCTGCGTCTTGCCGGTGCCGGCAAACAGGTCGGCATGAGCGAGAGCGATATTATGGGCCTATCGGCTGCACTCTCGTCGGTTGGCGTTCAGGCAGAGTTGGGCGGCAGCGCCTTCTCGCGCGTGTTTACGATGATGCAGCTTGCGTCAGAGCAAGGCGGGGATGCCCTGCAAGCGTTTGCCTCTGTCGCCGGAATGTCCGCCGACCAGTTCAAACAAGCGTTCGAAGAGGATGCAGCAAACGCGCTTATAGCGTTTATTGCCGGCCTTGGCAATGCCGAAGCAAGCGGTCAGAGTGCCATTGCAGTATTGGCTGAAATGGCAGAGGTCGAAGGGCTATCATCTCTGAACACGGTTGCTTTGAGCGACGTACTGCTGCGCGCGGCTGGTGCTTCGGATATGATGGCCGAGGCCGTTGGGGTTGCATCCCGGGCGTGGGACGAGAATAATGCCCTAACAATCGAAGCCACAAAGCGATACGAAACGCTGGAGAGCAAACTCCAAATTCTCAAGAATACTGCAAATGCCTTTATGGTCACAATCTCTGATACATGGCGTAGTACGTGCGCCGAATTTGTGTCAGCGGGCACGGAAATGATTTCCACGCTCGACCAGGCGTTTCAGCAAGGCGGAGTCAACGGCCTTATTGCCGCATTAGGTCCTGTTCTGGATCAGGCGGTATCGCTCATATTGCAGTATGTTCCAACGTTTATGACAGTTGCCGCCGAAATTCTCTCAGGCATTGCAAGCGGGATTTTGAACAATCTCCCGATGCTCCTCGATGCGGCGGTACAAGTCATTTCCCAGTTGGCGCAGGGCTTTATCAGCGCTCTTCCGCAAATAGCCAGCGTTGGCGGGCAAATCATATCAACGCTGTGGAATGCTCTTTCAACTGCGGCTCCCCAGTTGATCTCCGCTGGAACAAATATGTTGGGCAGTTTGGCAAATGGATTACAAAATGCCATGCCGCAAATCGTTGAGAAGTCAAAGTCAGCGCTCGGAAATTTTATAAATACAATAACTACAAATTTGCCCAGCATCATTGATAGCGGAATCTCAATTATCACAAGTCTTGTCAGTGGTATTGGTGATATGCTGCCGGACATCATAGATGCGGCAATTGAAGTGCTGACGTCATTTCTAACGAATTTGTACGATAATCTGCCTAAAGTAATTGATTGCGGCATTGATTTAGTAGGCAAACTCATTGAAGGCATTATCGGTGCCATCCCCAAGCTGCTTGAAGCGCTGCCACAAATCATACAATCGGTAGTAACTTATTTGGTTTCCAACGCTCCCAAAATCATCGTCTGCGGCGTTGAATTGATTGCGCAGTTGATCGGAGGCATTCTTGGAGCGATTCCCGATCTTCTTGCGGCCATTCCACAGGTTGCTACTGCCCTCGTGGAAGGTTTGTGGGAAGGAATCAAGAACCTTGGTGGCTGGCTCAAGGATAAGATCAGCGGGTTCTTCGGTGGCGTAGTAGATTGGGTAAAAGGCATCTTTGGAATCCATAGCCCGTCTACTGTTTTTGCCGACATCGGCGGAAACATCGTTGATGGCACCTATAAAGGCATTGAGGCTAAGCGTAGCACGTTCACGTCGAAAGTAAAAGGATTCTTCAGCGGAATTGTCAACGGCGTGAAGAATGTCCTCGGCATCTCTAGTCCGTCCAAGTTGTTCAGGGATGCAATAGGCAAAAACATCGGGCTGGGTGTTGTGGTCGGCATTACGCGAACAAAACCCAAGGTTGCCGACGCCATGGATGAACTTGTGCAGCCAGAGGCAGCGCATGGATATGTTGCGCGTATGAAAGCATCTATGGCAGAGCGCGCCGCAAATACCGCGAAATCAGCCGTTGCAACAGCCTCCAGAACGGCTGCAGGAACATCCATGATAAATACGCCGGGCGCAGAAGAAATCGCATCTGCGATATGGGAAATGGCTCCTGAGATCGGCGTTGATTTGGACGGCGAAAAGGTCGGCAATCTGATCGAGCCTCGTGTATCGCGAATCCAAGCGAGCAAAACAGCAAACATGAATAGGAGGAATGGCCTTGTCACTGCGTGAGAATGTAATATTCAACGGCGTTGATCTGATAGGGCACATTCCCGGTGCCCATGTTACTGATATTGAGGTCGGGAACATCGAAATTGAACATGTGACGTCAGCCCGCGTTTTGCGGGCTGGCTCTCTGTTCGCCCGAAAGCGCGATGGCGCGAGAACGATCACCATCTCCGTAGAATTGCCTCTCGACGAACGCGACGGCTGTATGAGAAATTACAACCTGCTTCGGAATTGGGCGGAGTCAGAACAGCCGCAGCCGATGTTCCTGCCAGATTACGATGGTCACATCAACTGTGTGCTTCAGTCTATCAGCGCGCTAAACATAAAGACGTGGTATGAGCCGGTTGTGCTGGTTTTTGCGGCCTACGACCCGTACTTTTACGGCATTGCAAGAACGGCAAGCATCGGCGATACGTTCACGGTCGCCGGTGACATTGACGTACCGTTCCAGATTCGATGCACTCTAAATTCTGCGGTTGATTCTCCAAGCTGGACGGTTGACGGCAAAACCACCATCGCGCTGACCGGCAGCGTTGGTGTAGGCTTGTTGGTTGTCGATACAGAGCGCGGGCTTGTCACGCTCAACGGCGATTCGATCAATTCGCAGATCAGCCTTGCGACACGGTTTAATGATCTTGCGCCCGGTAAACATGAAATAGAAGGCACTGCCGGTTCTGTGTCGTGGATAGAGAGGTGGAAGTAATGGAAATCCAGTTCTTCTTCCTCAACCACGACGAAGAAGTGGTCGGTGTACTGAACGATGCCATTGTTTGCAAGGTACACGAGAGCGCCTATCAGGCCGAGTTTGCCTTTGAAAACACGGATGTATTCTCTTTTGAGGATTGTGCCTATATTGGCTTCGTAGATGTCAATGCCGAGCTTGTGTTCTACGAGATCATTGACATCAACCCGCGCTTGGACGGCACCACAAGTATCACTGCCGAACACGCTGCGATGACAGAACTTCTTCAGGAGATCGTCGAAGGGAAATCCGTTGACGGTTCCGAAGCCGGCTATGCCGTAAGCCGTGTAATCGAGGGCACGCGCTGGACGTTGAAGTCTGCCGATTCCACGCCACAGATTGCCACTAGTTTTTGGTACAAGAACGTATGGGAGTGTTTGGAAACAATCAAGTCACTATCCGGGTGTGCTTTGTATTTTGGCTGGACAATCACTGGCGGTATCGTCAGCGAGCGATATGTCGTAGTCAAGGCGAGGGCTGGCGCAGATCGCGGCAAGCGCTTCGACATGTCAAAAGACCTTACGAACATCGACGTCCATATAGACAAGTCCGGCATCTATACGCTCCTGTATGGTCGTGGCAAGGGTGAAGAAGTCGGCACAAATACGAGCGGAGATGCTACATACGGTCGAAGGATCACGTTTGCAGACGTTGTATGGTCTACCGAGAACGGCGATCCGCTGGATAAGCCCGCAGACGTTGAATACCTCGAAGATACGGCGGCAACAAACGCTTTTGGGCGCGGCACTACTGGCAACAAGCGCCCGAGGAAAGGCGTGGTAACGTTCGCGGAGTGCGTTGACCCAGAAGAACTTATACAGCTTACTTACGCGAAGCTGCAAACCGTGAACAAGCCCAAGCTGACGATCAGCAGCACGGTCATTGACCTTGAACGGGTCTGGGGCTACAGTCATGAAGCGGTACGCATCGGCGATGACGTCACGATCATAGCCGATCAATGGAACGCTACCTATCAGGACAAGGTAGTCGATATCGTCCGTGACTACCTGAATCCTTTGCAGACGGAAGTCACCATCGGCGAAGAGGGGAGTACGACGTATTCCATCCAGTCCGATCTTTCGTCCGTCATTGAGAGCGTTAAGGAACAGGCGGATATCGGCTCATCTGTTGCAACGGCGAATCCAGATCTTTTGCGCGGATTCATAGACACGATGGTTACGCGCATCATCAGTTCTGGCACGGGCATTACTACCGACCCGAACGATGGTTCGCTTATCCTCACCGCGAACGACGGCTCTAGCGCGGTCAAGTTGACCGGATCTGGCATCCTTATTGCGGACAGCAAAGAGGCGGGAGCGTGGGTGTGGACGACGGCCCTTTCGGGCACAGGTGTCGCTACGGAAACGCTCACGGCAGGCGTGATCCAAGCGTCGCTGATAAAGATTCTCGGCACAGATCAATTCTATTGGGATAGCTCGAACATCATCATCCAGAATCCATCGAACACAGACCAGCAAATCAGGATTGGGCGTTATGACGGCACCAACTACGGCATCGCGTTCACGCAGGACGGTGGTGACACTTGGCAAAACGCGCTAGACTTCTCGGGAGTGCATATCAGTTCTGGTGAGATAGACCAAATCACGATCAGCGATGACGCCCCCGAAAACCCTGCGATTGACGCGGTTTGGCTGGACACGTCGGGCGTGCCGAACACTTTTTACCGCTGGAATGGTACGTCGTGGGTAGACTGCGGCCAGGAAGTGAACATCGACACAGAGCTTTCGCAACTTAAAAGCGAAATGCAGAACTACGTCGATACGAACGCCGCCTCCGCAGGCGATCTCGCCAGTTTCGAGCAAACGGTCGGGACGATCTTGGACATCGACGAGAACGGCGAGACGACCCTTATCCAGCGCATTTATCAAGCAATCGACGCTTCCGGCGATGCGGCCGCCTCGCAGTACAAAGAAATCCTAAAGTACATCCGATTCGTAAATGGCTCTATCGTGTTGGGCGAGCAAGGGAATGAGATCGCCCTTACCATCGTAAACGACCGAATATCGTTCACACAGAATGGGACGGAGGTTGCGTATATCTCAGACAACACGCTCTACATAGGCAACGCGATAGTCCGTAGGGGCGGCATCCTCCAGCTTGGTAACTTCGGCTTTGTGCCAGAGGAAGATGGTTCCCTATCCTTCCTCAAGATAGGTGGTGAGTAAGTGAACAGCCCTACCTTTTCGACCGACAACCAGTACATAAAGTACCGAATAGAGGTTACGCAGAACAGCCAGAGCCAGTTCGCCAACTCATCGAATGTCACGGTGAAGGTGTGGTTCTGGAGAACGAACACCGGCTACGAAACATACGGCTCCGGCACGGTGTATTGCATCATCGACGGCTGGCAGTACACCGCCAGCGTCCGCAGTTCGCAGAAAATCACGCATAGCGGCATCTATCTGTTCAGCACGACTGTCACTGTTCCCCACAATAACGATGGCACCAAGACGCTGGAAGTCTCCTGCCGAATTGACCACTCGCGCGTTGAGTCAAACTGGAATACGGCAAGTTTTGTCCTGACCACCATTCCACGCGCGTCGAGGTTGAGCGCACCGCCTACGGACTTGGGAACGTCGATGACCATAACGATCACGCGCGACATAGAGGACGCGGTCGATAATCTCCGTTGGCAATGCGGTTCCGAGGCTGGCAACATCGCATCCGACGTAACGACCAACACGGTAATTTGGCAGCCGCCATTGAGTCTAGCGTCGCTGAATACACAGGGCGAGTATGTGACGATCGTTTTGTACTGCGATACGGAAACATCTGCCGGGGTGGTGATGGGCACCACCGTCACTTCGGTGCAGTGCAAGATCCCGGATTCAGTGAAGCCGAGTGTCGATGTTGACATCACGGATAATTCCGGCAACTTTCCGACGTACCAGTGCTTTTTGCAGGGCCATTCGACGATGCTTGTCGCCATTACCGCGACCGGGCAATACGGCGCAAGTATAGTCTCCTACAACTCCGTTGTGGAGGGAAAGACCTATACTGGCGCGTCGTTCACGACAGATGTCATCGCTTCGCACGGCTCGGTGAGCGTTGAAGTCACGGTCAGAGACTCGCGCGGACGAACAACGACCTACACGGGCACGTTTACAGTCGTGGAGTACAACGAGCCTCAAATCACAAGTCTGGTAGCCTATCGTTGCAACGAAGATGGTCAAGAATACTATCAGGGACAGTATTGCAAGGTCGTATTTTCGGCGTCAATCACGTCGATTGACGGCAAGAACTCTGCTGGCTATCGCGTTGAGTACAAAAAGCAAGAGGCCTCTGGGTACACGTCGCAGGTAATCAGCAGCTATAACGGCCAGTATTCAGTTGTTGACGGCTCCGCAATGTTTGCGGCTGACAATAGCAGCGGCTATAACATCTATCTTTGCGCTGTCGATGACTTCGGCGAGAGCAAGCAGTACATCTTCTCTCCGTCCATGTTTCGCCTCATGCACTTTGGGGCAGACGGCCAATCTATGGCCTTCTTCAAGCGTTGTCCGGGCGATGTGCCGGGCGACTTCGGCGAGCAGATCAGGTTGTCAAAAGGCTACAAGGCCACGCCGATCAACAGCGTGGATGATCTCGACGACCTGATAAACCCCGGCTTCTACGTCTCGGATGGCTATTCTGGCGTGAGCAACGAGCCATTCAGCTATGGAGAATACTCGCTGGAAGTTCGCGCTCTATCCGACTCGGGAGATATGATGCAGATTGCAGACCGCCATTCGAGCGACGGCCACGAGCAGCTTGTGCGCTATCGTAGCCTTTCGGGTGAAACCTATGTTTGGTCAGACTGGGCAGCGGTGTTTGCAATGCACAAACACACACACGCACTCGATGGCGATGATCTGACCGGTACCCTTCCGTTGTCCAAACTGCTCGCTGACGATACGGATGTTGATGAATTAGTTGATGCGATCAAAGGCGCTATTCTCGACGTATGTCATCCCGTGGGGTCGATTTACATCTCTGTCAACCCTACATCGCCGACTACTCTTTTCGGCGGTACGTGGACACAGATACAAGACCGTTTCCTTTTGGCGGCAGGCCCCGATTTTCCAGCGGGCACCGAAGGCGGTAGCAGAACCCATTCGCATTTGTCACCCGTTGGAATTAGTGGCAGTAACAATCTGTTTGGCATATCGTACTCGGTGGGCGCAACGAACAGAACACTAAGCGGAAACGTAGCTGGTTCCAATACACAAATGGCTTTGACGTCGGGTACATACACTTTTCGTCTACCGACGACCTCGACAGCTGATGTGGTGCCACCATATATTGCCGTATACGTTTGGCAGAGAATTGCCTAGAAAGGGAGGATGAACATGGTCTATGTCATTGATGAAAAGGTCAACCCCGGAACCGCAGTGCGAGCGTTGCTCTACACCGACGATACCGATCTTGCCGGCGCCGTGCTTGACACCGAAAATGGCGGAACTGTCGAATGTGCCATTGGTTCGATTGCTATGAAAGCAGGCTTCGCCGATATGAAACAGCTTGGAACGGACGGATGGGTAGTATGTTGATGGAGGTGCGATATGGATAGATGGCTCGTATCCCAATCCTCAGACCTTGCCAACGGAAAAATCAGCATAACAAGCGGTCAGACGATTCACGCGGTGCGAGGGAACGCGCTGTCGATTGAGTGGAGCGTCGAAGTACTCAACAATGGAGAATCGGCAGACATATCCGGCTGCTCGTGCCTTGCGTATGCGGTGCGCCCAGATGGAACGACATGCGTTGCATCTGGAACCATCAGCAACAATGTTTGCTCAGTAAAACTGCCGCAGCAGTTTTTTGCTTTGGCAGGCAGGGTCGATTGCCTTATGAATCTCGCAAATACTGATGGCACCACCATTACGGTCGGTGTTATTCAGTTTACAGTGCAGCGAGGCCCTACCGACCAAATTGTTGACCCGGGCGACACATACCCCGATCTTACACAAGGGCTGATTGCCTTGGAGCAGTTATCAGATTATATTTTGACGAATGCCACCGTGACCGGGGTTGTGACTTGCGCTCAGTCTGAAACAGACGACGATGTATATGAAATTGAGTACAGCGACGGAGAAGCCTATCAAATTGAGTGCAACGGCAGCACGATAACCTTCTTGAGTTAGGAGGAGTATAGCTATGGATTTGCAGACACTTGCGGCAGCTTTGGCCCTTGCGGAAAAGCGAGGCGTATCTCAAGGCGACATCGACGACCAGATAAATGACGCTTTGGCTGAAATCATCGCCGAAGAGTATTCTTCGACGCGGTCATACGCACTTGGTTCATTTTGCCTGCGCGAAGGAAAGTTGTATCGCTGTAATACGACAATAGCGACGGGAGAGGCATGGAACGCCAATCATTGGGACGCGCAGCCTGTGTCATACTACCTCGAACGCATGGAGCAGCCAATTACAAAGCCGAGATTCGGCGTTTCTGGCGTTGGAGGTTCGGCGCCGGCCCTTACGCGCCTCTGGGACGCGGTCGGTATGACGGCCACGCCAAGCACAGACACGGTTGCTGGAAGTTCCGATTTCGATGACTATGCGCCTTTCAATCGTCGTAAGTGTGTTGGGACATGGACAGAAGGTAATGGCAAGGCTATATTTGTTGTCAATGCATACGAAGGTGACCCGGACTACACCGAAGATGGAACTGCAGGTGATTATGTCGCCGTAGACGTTACGCCGTTTTACTACTACGAGCACGACGGAATCCTCGGCGTATCTGAACAGCAGTTTCCGGGATGGCGCCTGCATGATGTTTGCAAGAACAAGGATGGCTCCCCGAGGGCCCATACTTATCTGCCGTGCTATTCTTTGGGCGTAAAGGATGGCCATGCAGTATCATTACCAGGCTACGTCGGACAAGCCAATTCCTATCAGGGATTGCGGACCACCGCGAGAACGTATGGCGATGGCAGCTTGGCCGAATTTGCCATATTAGAACCTTCTGCTGTGAATCATTATGAATGGCTCTTGTTTACCATCGAATTTGCCACTCAAGACTGCCAGAGCATCATGCGTGGCGCTGCAAATATGTTTTTCTACGACGGAGGCAATTCCGTCATAGTTGCAGCTCCTGCCGCAAACAAAGTGGTGATGAACTCGGCGGCAGCATCACTTGTAGTTGGGCAGAATATCATTATAGCTTCTGGAAGCGTATGGACGGCTCGCAATGATGCTTCTGCACTCAATCGCATTACGGCAATTGAAAAGTGTACTGCGGATGGAACGGTTGATTCGAGTGGCACATACTACCTCGTTTCTTACGATGGTACCGACAGGACTTCTTCAATTTCTATTGGTTCTACCAACTTAAACTCTTACCCCTGGACGAACGGCGTTTGTAGCGGTCATCTTTCGGGCATTGAGGCAGTTTTGGGTCATACAGGCTCTCCCATTTCAAATACCTCGGGCCGCTATCCGATGATGTATCGTTGGCGCGAAAATATCTACGGCAATCAATATTCTACAAGCATTGACCTCATGGATGTTCGCGTCGATGAAGGGAACGAAACCTATCATCTCGAATGGTGGTTCCTTCCTGATCCTGCTACATACATGCCTGCTTCATCGAGCATGCCGGGTCTTGAAGACTTGCAGAACCCTGATAATGGGTGGGTAAAGCTCAATGTGGTAACGCCCAATAGTAGTTATTCAAACGGCTACATTCACGAGGAAGATAGTGATGACCGCTATCCTTTTGTGCATATTCCTGTGCTGACCACCGGAGGCAGCGCATCAACGTACATGTGTGATTACGCGTACCTCGTGATTGCTCCCGTGGTTCGTTCGGTGCGTCGCGGTGGCAACCTGAACAATGGT